GAACATCTACTGGGGCAATAGCCGCATCCCGTTGCGGTATCTACCCTGGACGAACTTCAACGCCCAGCTGCGTTACTGGCAGAACTACGTTGGCAGACCCGTGTGTTTCAGCGTGTTTGGTCAGCAGCAAATATATATTGCCCCGGTGCCGGACCAGAGCTATGTGATGGAGCTGGACACCACCATTTTGCCCACCGCTTTGTCGCTCAACAGCCCAAATGCGACAGACCCAATTAACGATCCGTACACCACGCCGGTTCAGTTCTATGCTGCCTACAAGGCCAAATACAAAGAACAGAGCTACGGTGAAGCGGAAATCTACAAACAAGAGTACATCAAGCATGTCAACAGCGTGCTTGGCTCTGTATTCACGCGCAGAATCCCCGATCCTTATAGCAGTCCGTACTAAACATGGCAGCAGCAGAGCAAAAGAAGTCGTATGCTGTCATCAAGGCATTTAAGGGCCTCAACACCAAGGCCAACCGGACTGCCATTGACGAAACAGAGTTTTCATGGCTTGAAAACGCCATGCCTATCGGGTCAGGAAACATCAAAATTGTGCCTGCCCAGGTCACAGTCAACAACTTCTCGTTCTCAAACACCGTTGCGTCGCTTTTCAGCGCCAACTTGGCAGACAAAGACTATATCGTAGGGTTTGAGGACAACGGTAAAGCTGAGTATTTCCAGATCAGCCCTACTTCTGGGGCTAACGGCGTCATTGCCACCGCTGGTACGCTCTCCAACGCCAGTGTGACGGCTGCTCAGTGGAAAAACGAGCTGATTGTCATAGGCGACCCGGACAAGGGACTGTTTTACTGGTCTGGTAATTCGGCTATCTCTATCGGATCAGTCGGTTTGATAGCCGTTGCCAATGGTGGTAGCGGGTATTCCACGCCGCCAGACGTAATTATTTCCGCTCCTAACGAGACTGGGGGCGTACAGGCTACAGCTACAGCCTCTATCACTACCGGTAGTGGTGGAGTCGATGCTGTCATTGTTGACAACGCCGGTTCTAGCTACACCTCCGTGCCCAGCGTTGTTATTGCTAGCCCCAACCTGGCTAACGGCACGCAGGCAACTGCCAGCGCAAGCATAACGAGCGGCGGTAGTATCGTCTATATCACCGTTAGCAACCCAGGTTCTGGCTACACCACTACCCCTAGTGTCACTATTTCTGGTGGTGGAGGCTCTTCAGGTAACGCTGTAGCTATCGTCAGCACGGGTAAGGTGACCAGCGTCAACCTCACCAATGCAGGCACGGGTTACACCTCGCCGCCGACCATCACGTTGTCGGGTGGTGGCGGCACAGGTGCGAACGTCGTCGCACAGATCAACACTTTCAAGACAGGCACGGTGTCTGTCTTACTGACCAACGGCGGGTCTGGATACAACAACGTAGCGAACATCACCGTTTCTATCGGAAACGCTACCGGTTGGACTACCCAGGCTACTGCCGTTGCCACTTTGTCCGGCAATGCCGTCAACCAGATTGTGATGACCAACCCAGGAGCAGGCTACACCGCCTCCTCCAACGTGGTTGTCACCATTTCTGGCGGTGGTGGTGCTAACGCAGCTGCGACAGCTGTAGTCAACACCGACCAGATTGTGGACGTGGCAACATTCTCGGGAAGACTCTGGGTGGCAGCGGGGCGTACTGTGTACTACAGCGCAGCCGACAGCTACAGTGACTTCACCAGCGTCTCTGCAGGCAGCTTCACCATCACTGACAGCACGCTGCACGGCAACATCAAGTCGCTGCTGAGCGCCAACAACTTCCTGTACATCTTTGGTGATGACAGCATCAACGTGTTCTCAGACGTTCGCGTGAACGCGCTGGGACAGACGCTGTTTACCAACACCAACGTGTCTGCGAGCGTCGGCTCCAGACGCATCTACGCAGTCTTCCCGTACTTCCGTAGCGTCCTCTTTATGAATGACTACGGGGTGTACGCGCTTGTCGGCAGCACCACCAGCAAGATTTCTGACCCGCTGGACGGGGTTTTCCCCTACATCGACTTCTCGCTACCCGTCTCTGGCGGTCAGGTGCTGCTCAACAACATCCTGTGTGCAGCCTTCAACTTCACCTACAACGATCCAACCAACAACGGCACACCCCGGCAAGTCCAGGCCGTCTTTTTTGAGAAGAAGTGGTTTATCACCAGCCAGGGGGATATAGACCTGGTGAACTCTGTGCCAGTTCTGGGGTTTATCAACCTATACGGCGTAGCAGACAAGGCTCTGTACCAACTGTACGGGGATGCGTTGTCTAACGTAGCCAGCAGAGTGCAGACGGCTCTGTTGCCTATGGGGGACAACATCCGTACCAAGCAGGCGCTGAAGTTTGCGGTAGAGGCTACGCTGGCTAACGCAGCCACGTTGACGGTGACGGTAGACAGCGAGCAGGGCAGCAGTCCGGCGTACACGCTGACGAACACTGTTGACTGGATTAACAACGTCGAGGATGTCATCCCGTGGACTAACAACAGCAGTGTTCTTATCCCGTGGGTATACACGCAGGGCTACGCGCTGTACAAGTCAGACGCGCAGCAATACGGTAAGTATCTGGGGCTGACGGTAACTAGCAATAACGCAGCCTTTGTGGTAAATACGTTTGAGTTTGAACACGAGCTACGAGTGAGGTTCTGATGTCAGTTCCATATACCTTCGGTGCAGCAACGACTGCCATTCCGCTGTCTCAACTGGACAGCAACTTTGCTACCACTATCACGCTGGGAAATACTGCTATCCAGCTGGGTAACACAGTCACGACGCTCAACAATATGACGTTGGCAAATGTGACAATCTCTAGCGGTAACGTCACTATCACCAACGTGAGTGTGACAACAGCCAACGTAGGCACGGTCAACGCGACCACTGTAATAGCGACGACGGCTAACGTAACGACAGCCAACATCACGACAGGTAACCTGACAGACCTGACGCTGACCAACAACCCGACCCTCTCCGGCGGCACTGCTAACGGTGTCCTGTACCTGAACGGCAGCAAGGTTGCGACGAGTGGGAGTGCGCTGACGTTTGATGGGTCAAATCTTACGTCTTCAGTTGTTACTGCTACGTCTTGGATGTATGTAACACCCACAACCGCAACAAATAACGCTCTTTATCGAGCAAGCAATACAGGCGGCACCGCATATCTTGGGCTGGACAATTCAGCGGGAGGTTTGACTGGAGCTGCTTACGGATTAGCCATCTATCACAGCGGCAATTACCCAATAGTCTTTAGCACAAACGGTTCCGAACAAATGCGCCTCGACTCCTCCGGCAACCTCGGACTAGGGGTGACGCCGAGTGGGTGGAATTTTGGCGGGAACATCATCCTGCCATCATCAAACAACTTTGCATGGAACGGCCCAAACGGAAACATCGTTTCTAACGGCTATTACGCTAGTGGATGGAAATACCAGTCTACTGCTGCTGCGGCTCGGTATTCGCAGGACACTGGTGTGCATTCATGGCACACCGCAGCCTCCGGCACCGCAGGAAACGCTATTACCTTTACGCAAAGCATGACTTTGGATGCGTCGGGGAACCTTCTTGTTGGGGCTACTTCAAACCCCGGAGTTCTAAACACAAACGTAGTTATCGACTCGGGGGCAAATTCTCTTGGTGGTGTTGTAATACAAAACAACACAACCGGACGCACATACAGCGACGGTGGGCATTTGTACATGAATGGCGCGGAAATGCGCTTGTACAACGCAGAAAGCAACTCACTAATCTTTGGTACCAACAACACCGAACGCGCCCGTATCACCAGTGGCGGGGCTTTTGGTATTAACGAAACAAACCCTGCCGGGTATGGTCAATTAACCATTAAATGGGACGCGACAGCATCATCAACAAATAATGGAGTTGGTTTAGGTATTGCAGTATCAGCAAATACAAGCAATGCCACATTTACGCAGTTTTATAACGAAAGTGGCAGTGGTATTGGCTCAATCACTAGAGTCGCGCAAACAAATGCAGTTGCTTACAACACTTCTTCCGACTACCGCCTCAAAGACAACCAGCAACCCCTGACCAACTCAGGCGCATTCATTGATGCACTCAAGCCTAAGACATGGACTTGGAAAGCTGATGGCAGCGCGGGTGTTGGTTTCATCGCGCACGAAGTGCAAGAGGTCAGCCCGTCATCTGTGGTGGGCGAGAAAGACGGAGAACAGATGCAAGCGATGGAATACGGCTCTGCTGAGTTCATCGCAAACATCATTGCTGAATTGCAATCGCTACGCAAGCGCGTGGCTCAACTTGAAGGAAACTGAAATGAACCCAACCATCACATGGATCATCGAGTATTTACAGTGCTATCCCCAAGCAGAGGGGAAGACTGATGTTGTCTTTAACTGTGGCTGGCGCTGTAACGGCGTACAAGTAGACGGTGACAAGACATACACGGGTACTGTGTACTCAACGCAAGCAGTGACCTATGTTGCTGGCTCTCCCTATACCCCATACCAAGACCTAGCTGAATCGCAGGTTTTGCAGTGGATATGGGCTGCTGGGGTAAACAAAGCTGCTACGGAAGCTGCGGTGCAGCAGCAGATTGCCAATCAAATCAACCCGCCCGTGGTGCAGCCACCGCTGCCTTGGGTGTCATAAATTGTATGAAAATAGATTTTGAATTCACCAAAGACGGTCTTGTGTTCCGCGATGCGCTACATCTGCCGGATGACCACGGTATGTCCGCTGCTGAGATTGAAGCGATGAAGCAAGCCCGATTTGACGCATGGCTTGAGGCTATCCAACCGGCTGAAGAGCAGGAGTAAGTTATGGCAACGTACTACTGGGTTGGTGGATCGGGTAACTGGAGCGACGCAACCAATCACTGGGCCAATGCATCCGGTGGTAGTCCTAGTGCGTCTTATCTGCCCACATCAGCCGATGACGTAGTTTTTGATGCTGCTTCTAACACGGGCACAGGAGCGTTCACCGTCACGGTGAATGGCACTTCAGCCTCGCCGTCTCTTTGTAGAGATTTCAGCACTGGTGGTGCCGGTGGCGCTCTTGATGGCGCAATGACGTTATCGCTGGGCGCTACGGCGCAATTGGACTGCTATGGCTCCATGACTTTGCCAGCGACTAATTTTAGTGTATCCCCAACAACCGGCGCCGTTTTTAATTTTTCTTCTACAACCACTGGAAAAACAATAACAACTAATGCTGTTTCATTAGGTGCAACAACAATTACATTTTCTGGTATTGGCGGTGGATGGACACTTGGGGGTGCATTTACTCAAAGTGGTGCAGGAATAAATTTAATTGCTGGTACTTTTGATACTGGAAATTATGCACTGACAACTAACTCAATAAATGCTGGATCAGGAAACACTGCAAGAACACTAACATTAGGAAGTTCTTCTGTAACAATTGCAGGTTCAAGTCCATTTACATATACCGGAACAAACCTAACCTTCAACGCTGGCACATCCACTATTACTTGTTCAGGCACAAGCCCAACATTTGCTGGTGGTGGTCAGACGTTTTACAACGTCACGTTTAGTTCTGCTGGCAATGGCACCACAACGATTAGCGGTGTAAACACATTCAATAACTTAACGCACACCAGCAGAAGCGCAACAGGTGTTAGGCAGATTGTTTTTTCTAATAGCCAAACGATCAGCGGTACATTGACTTTTGGTACTGCGAACACTGCAATTCGTAGAGTGTCAGTTTACGGAACAACCAACACTGGAACAGGCGTAGGAACTGCTATTACATTGACTGTTGCAACGGTTGCAACGCTTGCGGATGTGGATTTCCGTGACATCACGGTGGCTGGCGCATCTTCTCCGTGGTCTGGTACGCGAATTGGTGATGGTGGTGGCAATACCAACATCACTGTCACAGCAGGAGCAACAAAGTACTGGAACCTTGCGGCAGGTGGAAACTGGTCAGCAACGGCCTGGGCCACAAGTTCTGGTGGCGCTGTAAACGTCAACAACTTCCCTCTGGCTCAAGACACTATAGTCATTGAAGATACGGGCTTAAATACCAGTGCAACCATCACTATTGATAGTGGTTGGTGGATACCAAACATTGGCGCAGGAACCAGAACTACAGCGTTTACTTTAGCAAGCGGAGCGCAAACACCAATTTTTTATAAAGACTACACCATCCCTTCAGTAGCAACTGTTACTGGAACCGGTATTTGGTACTTTGTTGGCAGGAGTACAACTCAAAACATCACGACAAACGGTGTTTCACTGACCATTCCTATTAACATCAACGGCACAACAGGCAACACCGTCAAGCTGATTGATAATTTGACCACAACAGGTGCAATAACGCTCACGCAGGGTACGCTTGACCTAAACGGCAAAACATTTACTGCGCCTACATTTTCTTCTAATAATTCAAACACAAGAACAATTGCGTTTGGTACTGGCAACATTACGCTAACAGGTAATGCCGCAACGATCTGGTCAACATCAACGGCTACAAATTTAAGTGTTACCGGCACACCTGTTGTTAATTGCACCTATTCTGGCTCAACAGGAACAAGAACGATAACTCCACCGTCGACTAACGCCACAGAGTCAAATGCAATAAGTTTTAACGTATCTGCTGGCACAGATGTTTTACAAATTAGTGGCGCAGCAAGATTATTGAACTTGGACTTTACCGGATTTTCCGGCACGTTTACAACATCATCTACATCAAGATATTTTGGAAACTTGACATTTTCTTCTGGGATGACGGTTTCTACTTTTGGTGGTACGTTAGTTTTTGCCAAGACTTCTGGCACTCAGACCATCACAAGCGCAGGGAAAACAATTGACGCAGCAGTGACGATAGACGCCCCAGGTGCTACGGTTTCTTGCGCTGACGCATTGACGCTAGGCTCTACGCGCACGTTGACGTTGACTAACGGTACACTACAGCTCAAGGCTGGAGTAACAAGTACGGTGGGGGCCTTTGCTACATCTGGCACGAATCAAAAGTACCTTCAATCTACGCTGGCGGGTACGCAAGCCACGCTGTCAGCGGCTAGCGGTACAAACTCGGTCAATTTCTTGACGATTCAAGACATCAATGCTACAGGTGGTGCTACATGGGAAGCCTGGGTTACCAATAGCAATGTGGATGCTGGCAACAACACAGGTTGGGATTTTTACGCGCAGTTTGGTAGGTATATTTATACCCGACGCAAAAACAAGCGCATTCTTTCGTAAACACAGTACCTTAAAAAGGAAACGTAATGAGTACCAATGCTTTTAATCCTTGCGGAAACACTGTGACATTTGTTGCAGCCACCACGCCGCCAACTCCAGTGCAGGCGGTTGCTAACACACTTGGAGCAATTCAGTATCGTTTGGTTAATGCCGGTACGGTGACTGTATTTATTGGTGTAGGCCCTAGTGCTGATGGCGCTACTGCTAACGCTGTTGTAGCCAGTTCTTCACAGAATTGCTATCCGTTGCTTCCTGGCGCTATTGAGATAGCGACGTTTTTGCCTAACGCTTATTTCACTGCCAACGTGTCTAGTGGAACGGCAACTGTGTACGTTACTCCTGGCGATGGCCTGTAATAGATAACAAAGTAAACATGGACACATCGACTCATCACAACAACGGTAACTTGTGGGACTTGCTAATAGTCTGGATAGGCACTGTTTTAGGCCACTTTACTCTATCAGATGCGGTGTTGTGGGTGACGTTGCTGTACACCACGTTTCGGTTGTTCATCCTAATCCGCGACGAGTTCTGGAGAAAATCTTGAATATGGAGGTGTTGTCCTATGTGAAATTTGGAGACAAAGATGGTCTTCAAGAATTTCTATGGGAGAACGCCGTACAGCACAAGCTCTTCTACGAAATCTTGGCTGACAGAGACATTCTCATTCCGCAGTACCCGCTGGCAGACGCAGACACGTCTAACCTGGATGACTGGCTGTTCGTGCATAACGACGAGCATCAGCGTCTGGCGAGCACACTGGGGCTAGACAACCCGTTTCAGTTGCTGGATAGTGACTGGAATGTTGAAGAAGACTTTTACGACTGGATAGGTGTTCACCAGACTATCCATCAACAGATAGCAGCAGCATTGGGGATTAGCAGCAATGGCTGAGTTTAGCGACGAAGATGTGATGGAACTGCTAGCGCAGGAGTACGGTACTGGCGACGTGTCTAGCGATGTTACTGGTGAGCCTGCGCCTCCTCCTTTTACTGGTATTGACACCGGCGCTGCGCCTATTTTTACTGACCAGCCTACTGTGACTGCTGAAGGGGATGGTATTCCTGCTCAGCTGCAGGAGAGTTCTGGTTTCCAGCGCATGTCTGGAGCCTTTCAGAGCGGCAACATTGACAAATACATATTGCCTGATGGTGGATTTAACTGGGACTTGATGGAACAAGACGCGCAGCAGATGCGTGCGAGTCTGAACTGGAGCAACACGCTGTTTGACAAGCTGGTTGCTCCTGTATTGATAGGCGTGATGAGCATGGGCTTTGGCAGTGTCATTGCCCCGATGCTGACTGCTGCTGGAGCTGCCCCAGGTGTTGCTGCATCTATGGCTAACACGCTGGCAAGCAACGCAATTACCGGTGTTTTGACTGGCAAGGTTGATCTTAAATCGCTGGCTACGAGCCTTATTTCTAGCAATGTAACCTTACCCGTTACAAACGGCATCATCAGTCAGATGCAAGACGGTATTGCCAAGCTAACTGGCAATGAAGATTTCTTTTTTACTGACAGACAGTTCAAAGACCTACAAGCATCTCTAGGTTCTGCCATTTCTACTGCTGTCAAAGGCGGTGGTAACGAGCAAGTGCTGAAGAACGCCGTTGCAGGCGCTGTTTTCTCTGAACTAAAAGGCATGGGTTTTGATCCAGGCTTGGCAAAGGGAATAGGCACCTATATCTCGACTGGAAACCTTGCTGCTGCCGTAACTTCAGGCGTAATAACTGATTTAACACGCGCTCCAGCGCCTTCTCCGGCCCCTGCACCGGGTCCTGCGCCAGCTCCTTCACCTGCTGTTGGGTCAGAGGGTGGTGTTTCTGGAGTAGAAACTGGTCCCCCGCCCCCAGAAAAAACGAGTTTTCCAGAAGACACAGCTCCACCGCCATCAGATGCGGGTAATGTTGTTGTAACAGGGGTTGTCGGTGATAACGTAGCTACTACAGATGTAGGCAACGTCACTATCAGTTCAGACGTTACCAACATGGCTAACGTGTCAGGGACTGACCTGCTTAACATAGCCACTGGCAATGTAGTCACCAGTGAAGTGACGCCATCTAATGTTGTTTCAACAACAGATACAGCAAATGTAGTTACTACTACTGATACCGGTAATGTTGCTGTGACTACCGGTGGCGTAGAGAACGCTGGTCAGGTGGTCATATCTACGACTGATTACAACAATGTTAGTGCGTTTGACAACGCCGTCATTGACTTAATTAACAGTGGTGATGCCAATAACACGACTGTGACCGTTGTTGACAACGGCAATGTGGTTGTCACTTCTGACCAGGGTAACGTCACTATCAATACAGGTGACAGCAATGTCACCAACACTGTGCTGTCTAACGTGGACAGCAGCGTGACTGTTGTTGGTAATGCTGCTACCAATGTAGACACCAAGCTCATAGACCTGATTGGCACAGACACTAACGTAGGAAATATAGCCACGACGATTGGTAACGTAG